TCCCTTCTTAATGTCACTGTACAGTTCTCTGATGGTTTGAACTTTCAGTTTTTTCTCTTGTGAGGTTCTTGCAGTGGCGAGAGTCTCACCCAGAATCTTTCTGTATCGGTCTTCATTGGGTAATCTGATACCGAACCTCCGAAGTATATCCATCATACCATTGTAGGGGCTCAGGTTGGCAAGCGTCTTACTTCCAGACTTCATTGAGAAATTTAATCTCTCATCCAAGTAAGTCTTACCATTGATTACGACATCAACATCTAGGTCTCCCTTGATCTCACCACCACTGGATTCTCCTGCAATTCCATCAGCGGTAATTGTGATATCAACATTATCACTCTGGTTGTTTTTCAAATAAGCATCTTTGATGCGTTTAATCTTGTTTCTATATTTCGTATTCGTGTAAGAAATTAATGTATCAATCTTTCTACCAATGTTACCGACATCTGATGCCTTCTCTAATAAGACTTCAAAGTTTGGCCCAAATGCATCTCTTGTAGATTGATACTTCAGTCTGACAATTAGATTGACTTGAATATTATCTTTGGGCATTCCATCACTGAACTTTCTTACGACAGTCTGGAATCTACCAGTCTGAAACATCTTTGGTTCAATCTTGGATCTGATTGAATTCAGTTTACCCTTATCGATTTTATCATAGGCAAAAAGTTGTGCGAGAGCGATTGCAAACACGCCCTCCATCACATCTCCTTCGTTTAACTTTGCCATTAGATAAAAAAATACCCCTCCTAATATTTAGAAGGGGTCAATTATCACTCTACCACTTGACTGATTGCATCATCCAAGTCAGTGATGACTTCACGAACATTAAAGATTCGATTAGGAACACTCTGGACTTCGTAGGTATAACCCTTCTGGGCTTCGAACAAAATCCGACGAACTTCTGCAGCAGAATGAACGTCCATTTCCAAAGTTACTTTTTTACTCACAGGTCTCCCTCCTTACGATTTTCAGAACGCTCGATACTGAATGCACCTTCGGGGTAACGAGCAGATAGTTTTTCAAAATTCATCTGAATAACTTCTTCAATAGAAATATCCAGACCCATACAAGCTTGAGATACGTACCACATAATATCACCCAGTTCACGTTTCAGGTGAAACAAATTCTCTTCATTGACGGGTTTGCCTTGAAAGACAATCTTCTTCACGATCTCAGTGAACTCACCAGCTTCTGCAGACATACCTACAGCAGCAGTAAGCAGTCGCTCGGTAGGAAATCCTTGTTCCTTAAGATCTCCCAAACGGGTAGTAAAGTCTGAAAAACTTTTACTCGGTTGGGAAGTGGTAGTATCGACGAATTCGACATATTTGTTAAGATCGATAGACATCAGAATTTAAATCCTTCGAATTTACTGGTTGATTTTCTTTCTTCATTATTATAGTCATCATCTTGACCGTTGTCAAGGATGTCGTGTTGTGCAGACTGTTCACAATCATAGAGTCGCATCTTGGCTCGATCGATACCAACTACAAATCTCTTATTCATATTGAGATCGTTATATCGGTTCTTCAACTGTTTCACCATAATCTGTCCCAGGGATTCAAGTTCTTCAGTGCTAATAAGGGCAAACATAAGATCAGCAGTAGCAGGGAGACCAAAGGATTCAGAAGTGTCAGTAAGCTCAACATCAGAGCTACCATAACCAGAACGAGTGGTCTGCGTGGCAGATACGATAGGGACGTTTGTTTCAACAGCCAACCCTCTAAGTTCCTCAGCAATCGCTTTAATATACGAATATGAATTGACAGTGCCGTTTGAGCGATACCGAGAGGAAGCACATATATTAAGGTAATCAACGAAAATAATATCAGGCTTAAATGACTTTTTAAGTGCAAGTTCGTTAATAAGGGCACGGAAGTGTCCACTATGAGCACTCGCAGTAGGGTACTCTTTAATTATAAGAGTTCCTTGAGTCTTCTTAGCAAGATTGGTTACCTTAGTCTCAAACATCTGTTTGGGAAGGTCAACGATTTCTTGAATGTTGACGTTCAATAAGTTTGCATCAATTCGTTCAGCAATTCTCTCCTCCGCCATTTCAAGAGTGATGTAGAGAACGTTGCGGCCTTGCAGTAGGACGGAACTAGCCAGGTGGCACATAAAGAGACTTTTTCCGACACCCGTACCAGCCAGAGCGATGTTGAGAGTCTTATTAGGAAGACCACCTTTTGTAATTTTGTTGAAGTAGTCAAGGTCGAATTCAATCTTGTCTTCCTTCCTGTGATAGAGTTCATAACGTTTTTCATAATCTTCTAAGTAGTCGTGACCTACATTCTTGTTGAATGAGACGGACAGGGCCTTGGACAAGATGTCAGGAATTGCATCCCTAGTTTTTTTCCCATCCTCATCATTTGCAATCTGAATGGACTCCATCAGAGCCAAATAGATCGCACGATCCCTACACCACTTCTCAGTGGTATCCACAATCCAGTCAAAGTCACAATCAACCTCATCAAGAGAGTTGATAATCTTGTTGATGTTTACAACTTCTTCTTGAGTGACATCACTTCTTTTCTCAACCTCAATGGAAAGAATCTCCTTGGTCACAAGACTATTATAGTCGGCTACATACCGCGCAATCTGTTCATAGATTACACGTTCTTCACGATTGTTGAAGTATGCAGGTTCAATGAAGGGGAGTACCTTTCTTAGATACTCTTCCTTGAACACCAAGTTGCGAAGGATAATATTCTCGATTCGATCCATTTTCAACGATTCTCAATTTAAAGTTTTCAATCACAAGGAGATACTTCTTAGCATCTTCGAAGGTTAGGTTTTTGTGTTGTGACAATATTATCCACTTACCTTCCCTCTTATTATAACACTCAAGTCTATAAGAGGTGGAAGTAGGTTGTGAGAATATACTTCTCACCTTTTGTAACAGGAAGTCCAGCATGGGGATAAAGCCATAAAGGTGGAAATACTAGGACACTTCCTCTTTTGGGTTTGATAGTTTGGTTCGGAATGTAGAACTGCGTCTCCCCTCCTTCAAAATCATCATTCAAATAAACAAGAAATGCGACCCACCTCTTTGCAGAAGCGTAGTCGGCAACATCAATATGTTTATCAAATGAATCACCCACTTCATACTTTTTGATACGAAGTTCTTCAAACCCATACTTGAGAGGTAAGATATTGTCTTCGTAGCCCAGGTCTGAAAGATATTTCATACCCAAGGTTCCGAAGTTTTGGTAAAGACCAGAATACTCTGGTTCTCTACCAATGTTCCTCTGATAGAAGTTTGGTTTTCTATCTTTCTCTATGCGTTCGTTTTTCTCATTGACTGCATCCACAAGTTGGGAACATATTGTTTCTGAGAAAACGTTGTCATAGACTTTGATGAAATTACTCTCCATAGGAGAATTGTTTTTTGGCAATTTCATCAAGTTGCTCCATTACTTCTGGAGTGAAATACTGCTCGGGCTCTTTGAGAATCTGTTTAGCATAGACTTTTTTACCGTCAATCTCGTATCGTCCAGCGACGTTTTTCCAGAGACCGCCAATCTCACCGAGTTCAAGAAGACCATAATAACGATCAAGGCCACGCTCATCGTAAAACAGACGTACCGTAACATCTTTGTTCTCCTTACTCAAACGCGACTTAGCAGTCTTAGCTTTGATAAGATTGCCGACAATCTCCGTTCCGTCCTTTTCTTTCTTTTTGCTGAGATAAATGATTGTAGACGCTGCGTATTTGAGTCCGCTGCCTCCACCCATTTCTTTAGTTGGTACGTAAGCTCCGATAACATCGTAGGTGTGGTTGGTAACGATCATTGGAATGTTTGCTTGACCCAACTTAAGAGTAAGCATACGGAAGGCACCTTTGACGAGTTGGGATTTGGTCATATCCCGAACTTGTTTGTCGTTGAGTGCGTCAGTAATCTCTTTCTCAGTGGAAAGCATCCCCAAAGAGTCTAACACAAACATACAAGGTTTGCGTTCTTCTAAGGGTTTCTTAAGGTATATATCTACTGCTTTGAGTGCTTTGCTACGAAACTCCTCAATTGTTACGACATTCACAACAACCAGACGTTGAGTGTCAATACCACGAGACTCAATCAGAGATTTGGTAATAGCAGCTTCAGTGTCGAAATAGAGGCAGTAACCATCAGGATGGGTATCAAGAAAATTCTTAACGACAGCGAGAGAGAAGAAAGTCTTTCCAGTAGAAGACTCTCCAGCAATAGCAGTAATCTTATTCCCAGATACACCACCAAATACACTACCTGAGACCAGTGCGTTAAAAATGTACGAACCTGTGTCAACATATGTTTCTGTTTCGTCAATATCTGCAGCAAGTTTGGTGTAGTCATCACCAATCTCTTTTACGATATCTTTTAAAAAATCCATTAGGCTACCATCCCGTATTGTTCACGAAGTATTTTTTTATAAGGAAGATTCTGCTCACGCAGTTCCTTTACCAGTTTGAGTTTTTGATACAGTGCAGTATCTCCACCAAGATGCATTGCGTTGACAATAACTGCAAGCTCTTTGTCGTCAATAGGAAGATCCATTAAAAGAAGAATGATTCAAGGTTTACGGTTTTCTCTGCACTCCAACCGATAGAGTCCAGAATAGTTTTCAACGGTTCAAGAAATGACTTCTCAAACTGTAAGTCATAGTCCACATATTTGTCAATACCCAATTCACTTGGGAAGTCCTGAATAAAAGAGATAATGTTCTCTTGCATAGGATTTGGTTTCTTCAAATAACAGAACTTAATTTTTTCTCCGTTCTTAATGAGAGAATATTTCTGAGTCAGGTTGTTCTTTTTTATGTAGTGATTGAACAGAAGAGCCCCACGAGCGTGAATAGGAGTTCCCTTTTCATAGATTGAATTGACACTGCGGTGTTTGTCAACGTTACTTACAGTTCGTGGGAATGAGATGTCTTCTGGGGGAAGAGTTTTGAACTCTTTACGACAACCGTCAATGAAACTGATCACATCATCTTCAGTTCCGTTCATCATCAGTTTGAGAACATCCTTAATCATCTTGCGGCAAGGTGCAGGTGTAGAAGACTTCACAGCTTCAATACCCATAATCTTCAGTTTAGGTTCTGCGTAACGAACACCTTCACTGTCCCACACGTTGAGAATGTATCGCTTCTTCGCAGTCCAGATACCACGGTCAGCGATGTTCTCACGTTTCATACTCATCTTCTGGTCATATGCATTAACGTATGACGCCAGCGCCTGGTAACTTTTTTCAATGAATGGTTCCATCTGGCTTTCGCAAGCTTTATTGAGAAAGTCAACGACCTTTCCTTTATCACGTACTCCTTCAGGAAATATATGATCAACAAGTGGGCCAAGATGTAGATAGATAGAATCGGTATCAGACGCGATAACATAGTCAACGCCTTCAGTTTTGAGTATTTTATTTAGATACCCATTCATTCGATTCTCAATCCAACGGATAGAGACCTGACCAGAGAGTGTAATCGCTTCTGCGTTTGCAAGTTTGTAATATCGAAAATACTGATTACCGATGGCACCATAAGCAGAGTTAAGAGAAATCTTCTTAGCCATTTGGATGTTATTGCACCGTGCAATCTCTTTCTTAAGTGCAACCGATGGAGTCTTTTCATTTTGTTTCTTGGCTTCGATCATCTTCTTCTTGAAGATGACACGTTCGTCGTAGTACTTCTGCATCAACTCAGGAAGAAATCCCTGTTCGTTCTTACGGTACATAGCACCGTTTGCACAGACTGCATAGTCCTTATACAACTCAAAACTCAAATCCTCATTCAGGATTTTTTCAACAGATGTGCTGGGATGTCTTTCCTCACAGAGGGTCTCTGGCGAGATGTTGTACTGCATAATAAGGTGAGGGTACAGACTATTAAGGTCAAAAGACACAACCCAATCATACTTTCCAGGAATCGGTTCCTTGACGTATGCTCCTGCATATTTGGAGTCCTTATCAGAACGTTCTTTGGGAGGAATAACAATGTCTTTCCTCTTTAGATAGTTATAAATGATGCAGTCCCAAAGTCGCACTTGGTAAAAAATATCCTGATAGTTCACCTTGGCATCATAAGCCATAGTCAAGGCGAGTTCAATCAACTTGAGTTTATCCTCAAGTCGGTCTACCAGTTCCACGTCAATGATGTTGTACTCAACAAACTTCTGCCAACCTTTAGTATAGAAATCCTTGAAGGTATCAAACTCACTGTGGTCTAGTTTCTGTTGACCCAGTTCCTGTTGTGCGATGTAGTCCAGACGGAAGGACTCTTGGTTGGGAGTACCAGGAGACCACCGATACAGACGCATATAGTCCAGGATAGAGATACCACCCACGTCCACACAGAAGTTCTTACGGCCCTGCACATAGACCTCCTGTTGGGTCACCAGACCCCAGGGAGACAGTCTCTTCATCAACTTCTCACCCAGAACACGGCTCATACGACCAACAAGGTATGGAAGGTCGAAGAACTCGCAGTTCCAACCAGTGACCACATCAGGTGGGTTCTCCATCCACCAGTTGATGAATCCATTCAACATAGAATATTCATCTTGGAACTGATGATAGTTGACGTTATCCTGTTTATTATTGAAGGGGCCTACACCCCAGGTGGTGATCTGTTTGGTATTAAAGTCCTGAATGGTAATCAACAGCAACTCTTCATTCACACTCTCAACATCTGGAAATCCATCTTCGGATTTGGTCTCGATGTCAATGGTATAGAGTCGGATTTTTTTGATATCAAACTCTAGATGTTCTTGAGGATACTGATCAGAAATGTATTGGTAGATATATCTTTCGTTTCCATAGATACGGAAATTTTCTACCTCCTTGTACTTGTCATAGAACTCACGACAGTCCCTGACAAATCCTGGTTGGATAGCTTCAACGTACTCACCTTCAAGTGTGCGATACTTTGTTTTTTTCTTTGAAGGGACGAAAAGAGTGGGTCTCCACTCTTCACGTTTCATTACCTGTTTACCGTTTTCATATCCCCGAACGAGGAACTGGTTTCCAATAAGTTGTACGTTGGTGTAAAAATTCACTGAATAGCTTCCTGGTACATTGTCAAATATTTCTCGTTGGGGTCAACGAGAGTCAAAATTTTATCAGACTGAATCATCATTTCATTCTGATCTGTGTAGTCTCCCATCCAAGGAACTAGTCCATCAGATGTAATCAGATAAGGATTTGTGAGTTTACAGTTTGGATCTCCAAGTTCTGCATAGACCTCAGCAATCTCAGAAATCAGAGACTCATTCGTTGATAACAATAGAACCTTGATTGTCGTCTCGTTTTCCATTTACTTTCTCCTCATAAAGTTTTTTAAGATTCTCAACTGGCTCAACAATAGTAACCACCCAATCGGCAGAACAAGGAATACTCCTTTCTGCAGACAGAGGCACCCAAGGATAGAAGGTTACTCCTACCTTAGAGTTGAATTGTTTTGTAGTGCCATTCTCGGTTGTAGTTCCTTCAGATTCACTCAACACCACAGGATCTTCGGTTGAGTAAAGTTTTAGAATCAAAGGCTCTTCAAAGTAGTATCCAATAACTTCTTCTGAAGATCCACGGATTTCTTTTACGTCTGCAATGATATCCTCACCAGACTTCAACATTACAAGTTTGACTGACATAAGATAATTTCTTCCTCCATACATTCTACCAATAGAAAAGGGAGGTGTCAACTGGATTGTGCCAGTTACCTCCCCGTCTGCGCCGACGATATTCGTTATTATTTAGAGATAATCCTTACGAGCGTGATGTTCTGGTACTACTTTCCCAAGTACGATCCGTAAAAGTCCGTCTTCGAATACAACGTCCCGGACTTCTGTGTCGTCGGATAAAGTCCACGTTCGTTGAAAACTTCTTTGAGCCAGTCCCTTGTGGATAAACGTCTTGTCCGAATCGGTGTCCCCTTTTCGGCCTTCGACAAAAAGCTTTCCATATTCTGTGAAAACATTGACTTCTTCCCTCTTAAATCCTGCTAATGCAATTTCTAAATGAGACTCAACATTATTTACTTGAATAAGGTTATAAGGTGGATAATTTGATGTAGTTTCGTGAACATTGAATAGACGATCAAAGTATTCATCCATACCAATACTGTTGCGGGTGATTCTGTCCATAAGTGAAGACAGATCGCCAGCAGTATACCTTGTGAGGTTCGTCATTATTGTAGCTCCTTTAAAAGCGAGTTTGTGTTGTGTGGACCCTTTCGGCATCCACTACTAATTATAAGAGCAATAAAAAAGGACGGTGGCGAAAACACCGTCCATATAGTAGCGTATATTCCGTATGTATAGAGTCGCGCACGAAAGAGCGACGTTCTATTTATTCAGCTTCGGGCTTTTTTCTCTTACCAATGTTATATTTGGTTTCAAGTTCCCACTCGTTCTTCTCTTTGTACGCAAGAACTTTGATCTGGTTCAGGGGAGCAATGTCCACAACCTTATCAGTATTGACAACAGTGATAAGTCCCCAGTCAAGGAGTAGTTGGATAATACGGTTACGACGTTGTACATCATTCACCGTGATGTTAGCTCTCTTACCATCAAGGGCAAAGAGTTCTTTGAAGTGAACAATATAATACTTACCCTGTTTGTGCAGGATATGGCAACTCTGATAGAGTTTCTTCTCTTTCCTTGATGCAACTCCGATTCGGGTCAGGGTCTCACGAACCTTCAAGAAATCATCAGGTTCGTTCAAGGTGACTTCAATCATTTGGTCAGGAGACCATCTAATTTCAGGTTCAACAATAGCGCTCATTTTTTACCTCCAGTTTCAAGTCGCTCTCTAATAAACGAAAGTTGTTCTTTAGTCAGAATCTTTAAGACTTGTTTGGCTTTTTCATTACTATAACCATAATATTGTTTAACAATGTCAAGGTCTTTAATCTGATCTTTTCGGAGCCAGGGAGAAAATCTCTTCTTTTTCCTCAGACTATTTAGTAAAAAGTCATACTGGAGTTTCTTAGGTAGTGAATGATTCTTGTTGAGTTCATTCACAAACATAATACAATCGATGTGTCCAGAGAGACAACGATTGATAATGTAAGGTGCATATTCTTTTTCAAGAGAAGGATCTTCATCCAGAAGATTCTCCTTAGTGGTGTTGATAGAGTTCAACCAATCTTTGAGTTCCATTATCGAATGATGTCAATGTCCATATCTTTACTCCACACCTCAAGTTCTGTGCGGAGATTACCCTCAGACTTCAGAGACTCATATCTCTTTGAAGCCTTGTTCTTCCACCACTTGATCAGGTTCTCCATATAGAACTTGTCAAAGTTGATGGGGTTCTCAATCAGTTTGTCTTCATCACCACGAATGACTTCACGAGAGTTTGCAAACCCATAGTCACTGAAATAAGTTCTCTTCTGTTCAGTAAGGTTCTTTGCAGTTACGATTGCATCCTTGAACTGACCCAGTTTCTCATTTCCTTGCAGACTCTTTTGAATGATAGAGATCATC